CCTTAAACTCTAGGCTACCCTGACTACCAATAGGTTTATAATATAGCAAAAAACAGGGTATATTTAAGCCTTTGGCTATGAATTGTACAACATTTGTGTATTTATTGTAGTTTTTACCTGTATCATACACAGTTTCAACTATAGCTAGAGGTTGCCAACATCCTTTGTTAATACAAATACATACCTGATCAATATCAATATAACCTATACCCTCGCATTTGTTCCTATGCCATTCGGAATAGAAATCTCCAAAGCCACCTACAAAATAGTTATATCTTGCCATTAGTTTTTAATTTTGTAATAGAAGCTGTCGTCATCTGATGTACTCCAACTATCTGTTTCAACGCTTGGATAATCCATATTAGTTTTATAATCTGGTATCTGATCTTTAACTGTAAAGTTAGGTAAGTTAAATAATATTTTATTGTTTGGCATGAGTGCATAATTACCTTGCCACTCATCTTCTCTATTCAATTCTAAAATGTGATGATGTTTATGCTCAGCACTTACTTCACTGTAAGTTATGTTTAATAAGTTCATATCAGGTTGGCAGTAATCAATACTAAATAAATAGTTAGCTCTATGTAATTTATTAAAGCGATCAATAAACTTACACTGTGATGTGGCTAGAGCATTGTATTCAATAACATTAGCATAGTAAGATAAGCAATCCCAATACACAGTTTGTTTTAATTCTAAATCAATTACATCTTTTCTATTGTATTGATCAGAAAAAAAAGCTGTGATTGGTAGCCTTGCATAGTTAGCACCATTGGGTAGCATGATATTAAACAATGGAGTTCTACCCTCTAATGTTGTTATGGAATGAATAAGACATAGCTCTTCCTCGCCAATGTGTTTTTCTTTATTGTATAAATATTCTAATCTGACTTTGGCTTTCCATACAGGAATGTTGTGATTTAAAAATGACATCAATAACCTAGTTCATCATAGCTATCTTCTCTATGTTTTTCTTTTTCTTTTTTAAGTTCTAGGTTAAGAGCTTGCACCTCTTCGTTAAGACGATCTATTTCTTTTTTTAATACCAAGATCTTCTCTTCATACATCTCGCAAACAACTTCTACTGTTAGTTCTTGATCAATCATACTAATTCTCCAACTTCTTAATGGATAGAATTACACCACGAGGGATAACTACTGCGTCGCCTACGTCTAGAGTAGAATCTGAATTAAAACTATATGTTGCAAATGTTTTAACCCAGTCTTTATTCTCTTCATAAAGATAACCAATGGTTGTGCATGTAGCAGGAACAAGATCTTTTAAATCCTCTTCTGTATTCCATGCGTTGTCGCAACTATTAATATCTAACCAACTTATAATAACCTTATCAAAGTTTATGTGTCGCATACCAATACTCATAAAATTCTGATGGCGTGATGCCAGTCATTTTAGTTATTTGTTTCATAAACTTTGGATGCGGAATACGCTGACAGTTTTTCCACCTCAACAAAGTAACTGTGGGATTAGTTCCTTTTAATCCTAATAGTTTTGCCATATCTTTATTAGATAATTTCTTATCTTCTTGATATTGCGTTAGTTTGTGCTTCATTTTTTCTTACCTTTCTTTCTGTTTCCTTGCCAATCAAATGCTTTATGATAAGCAGCTAATAGTTTTCTTATTTGTTTATCAAATTTAGTTTTCATTTTTACCTTTCTGTTTTAATTTGCTTATATAAACTTATTGGTTAATGTCAAATATTATTATTGACATAAAGGTTATTATAAATATTATGCTCGGAAACAATGAGAGGTATATATGGTTATTGATTTAACAAAGAATAATAGTATCTCGTCTATTAAAAATATAGATGAGGATTTAGCATTAAGTTATTACAAGAAACTTAATCTGGACCACAGTTCACCATCACAAGAAGCATTATCAGATTCAGATTGGCTAGTTAGATATTGCCACTTCACACAAGAAGATCGTAGATTAATGAACATCAGTTATCGTATGACTGCTGGTGTATCCATTGGTAGAGCATCACAAAGATTTGTATCTAAGTATATGTTTGATGCTGAGAAGAAAATTTTAAATGAGAAAAAAGATTTAGATACTATCATCAAAGAAGAGTTAGATGAGTACAGCAAGTATCAAGCACACAATGAAGAGGATAAAATTCAACATGAAGATACTAAAAATTATCTTGTTGATATGATTAAGATCACAGTGAAAGCTGTGCAAGACATTGGTTTAGGAGATGAGTCAGCCAGCGAAAGATATTGCTCACATAAATTTAAAGATATTGTTTTGCCAAAGATCGGCAGAATAGATTACGAAGATAATAAAAATAAATTTATAGAACTTAAAACTAAACATAGATCTAAAAGAAAGTCAGATACTAAAGCTGGTTTCAGTTGGATCAAAGGATACTTACCCAAGACTCCTGACATTTTACACATAAAGCAGTGTGCCTTTTACTGGCTAAGTACTGGTGGAAAAATTCCTCATTTACTTTATGTCAATCAAGATAACTACAATGTCTTTACACCAGATAACTGCGAACTATTAACTCCTGAGTACATGGAATTTTTAATTCAACAAGATTTAATTAAAGCTAAGATCAGACAGAATCTTGTTTACCTTTGTAAAGGTAATCCATTTGAGATGGCGAAGATTATTCCACCACCAGATTTTTCTGGGTTCATGTGGAAAGATATTCAAGAAGAGTATGTTAGAAAAGCAGCGAGTCTTTGGGACAATGTGTAGAAATATGGATATAAATTTTTACCACAAACAACACGAAAAGATTAGACAACAATTTAGGCATGATGCTATAATGCGTGAGATAAAAAAACGAGAGGATAAATTATTTAGAGATATGTTTATTAAAATAGTTTTAATTTTAATAATATTTGCTCTTATAATTTATGTAATCAGCGAATGAAAATTATACTGACAATCATTCTTATGAATGGCACTGCACATTCATTTGAATCTAATATAGATAGAATTGATCCTCGTTTGTGTGATGCTTTATTTAATAAGCATACATACGTACACACAAGTAGGTTCAGTACAGCAAGAAACAAGACAGGGATATATTACAAATCAAAGGAAGTGTTTGCATATACCTGTAATTATAAAACAACATAAGGTAAAAAATGATTGAGAAAATAAAACAAGTTAATGATTTGTGTGCAGCACATGGCACATACATTAATCAACATGGTAAGAAAACAGTATCAGCTTGGTCCAAGATTAAATACTTTAGAGAAGTATTTGGTACTGAGTTTGGTATTAACTGTAGGATCGTTGAGCATTCAGATAGATATGTAATTATGAAATGCGAGATCCTTGGTTATGATCCTGAAAGAATTGTTGCAAGTGGATACTCTAAACAGTTTAGAGATAAACCTGGTTATCTTGAGATAGCCGAAACATTTGCAATCACACGAGCTTTATCGTTCATGGGACTTTGCTTGGAAGATTTAACAAGTAAAGAAGAGTACGAGGAATTAGATATTCCAGTACAACCTATGAATACTAAAGACACAACGTCAGCCAATAATAGATATGATGTTGATGTAGTTAATGAACTGATTAAAAAAGTTTCATTCGCACCGCATACAGCTAAACTAGATTTTCTGTGGCGTGCTAATAAGGATCTTTTAAATCAGATAAAAATAAAAGATCAATCCACTTACAATTCTATCTTGCAAAGATTTAATAGTAAGCGTGATGAGATCACAACTCAAAATGAGGTATAGATGAACGACCAACCAAAGAGCAAGATATATTTAAATCTTGTTCCTAACTTAAATAAAAAACCAGGCGACAATCAACCAGTATTTGTTGCACCTAATTCTCCAAAAGCTCCTGAGGGAAAAAATTGGAAGATGAACGTGAACATAAATAATGAATGGTATGATTATGCTGCGTTTGATGGGACTGACATTGAAGGTAATCCAACAGGTGGATACACTGTCATCCTAACTAAGAAAGAAGCACAAGCAACACAAAACAAACAACCTGGATTTAAAGCTGGTGGATTTCAAAAGAAACCATTTACAAGCAATAAATCTTTCGGTAATAGACAATACTAATAATAGGTAATACTATTATTCATTCTACCCTTGGGTTTTACCCTCGCCTATTCTTATATAGGCACCTTTCGTTGTTTATCCCAGGGGTAGAGTAAACAATGAAAAGGATTAACATGATTAACAAAGACGATTTTATTTCCATTGAAGAAAACATACAAAAGAAAATTATAAAAGAACGCCAAGAAGATTATGGCGATTATGAGGAAAACTTTGCATTACTTGCTGAGATGTTTTCCATTATATTATTTGATAAGATTAGAGTGGCATTAACCCCAGAAGATGTGGGTCATATAATGATGGGATTAAAACTATATCGTTGTACCAAGAAATTTAAGGCTGATAGCTATGATGATCTTGCGATCTACTGCAAGATGACTAAGAATCTAAGGCACAAGGGTATTGCCAAAAAGGATAAATAATGGTAAAAGTTATTCGTAATAAAAACTGTGAGTGTTCTTTTGTTTATTCAGAAGAATTTGATAGTGCTGAAATCGCATCAGATCCAGCTGCCAAAGGTGTAGTGATTGATGTTAAGATTAAAACTATTAAAACAGTTTTTACAACGATTAAACAGAAGGATGATTTAGTTGGACAAACTAAAGATTCGTCTGCAAAAGATGAGAGATCTGCAGGAGCTTAGACATAGGAAAGCTATTGAGTTCTTTCATAAGTATCAAAAAAATCTTAGTGATTCTAAGAGATTGATATTTAAAATTGAGCAGACAAAAGAAAAGATAATGGCGTAATCATTATCTTAAATTATAAAACAACGAACAGTTGCATTGCAACAGAGGGAGAGTCATGACGCCAAAAGAAATGTATAAGGAAATTAAGCTAAGATATTCCTTTAATAGTTTTTCAAATCTAACAGACAGAGAAAGAAAGATTTATCGTACAGGATTTAGAACTGGATATAAATTAGCACGACAATTTTTTAAAAATAATATTAGATACAAACAAACAGTTGTTAAAGAAGTAGTTAAGTATGTAACGATTAATGATGTTGTTGTACCTGAGAATGTTAAAGAGATATTAACAATCATTGCCAATCAACTTGGTGTAAATGTAAATGATATAACTGCTAAGACTAGAATACAACAAGCAGTAATTGCAAGATCAATTCTTATAAATGTTTTAAGAGATAAATATGCTATGCCATTTACTAAGATTGGAGTTATCTTAGGCAATCGTGATCACACTACAATGATCCATCATGTTAGAATGAAAATGAATAAGGAACATTTCTGGCAGCCAGATCATATTATCTGGAATAGATATGATTACGTTATGAAAACTGTTAAGTAATTACTTTTTGAAACCTGATAACAAACTCTTATAAGCCTTCTTAGATATAGTAGATTCAGATTTAGATCTGCTAATACCTTTTTTCTTACGCTGATTGATATTGTAATATAAACCCTTACGAGCCATCTTACCTTCTTTTGTTTCGTGATACTTAGATTCTTTTCTTTCGTTTTCCAT